AATCGTTAGCAAAAAAATCAGGTGTGATTGTACACAAGAATATTTTGTTACACGAATTAATAGAAAAGGTAAATCAATGCATCATACAGAAAAAGAAATCGTAGATATTGTAAGCAAACAAAAGTCTGATTTAGATCGTATGTTTTCAAAGATAACATTACGATTTTTAAATACAGTTAAGTCAGCAGATTCATTAAAAGAATTAACTGAATTGCGTAGGGCTTACAAGATTTGTATTGAGTGTCATTCATTAGACCAAGATGTAGTCAATACAATTTGTAATCAAATACAACTATTGGAGGAGAAGTATGGGAAAAATTAAAACAGGTTTATCTTGGGATGAGTGGGATGAACAAGTCAGCGAGTCAGCAAAGGATGAAGCCCAAGCAATGTATCGTGCAAGTAAATTAGAAAACTGCATGGATGATATCTGCAAGGGTGCTTACAATTATATTAAATTATATCCTAAAAATCCTGACAAAGAGAAGTGGAGAAAATTGTACCAAGAAGCGAATGCAATACGAGATCAATACAAAAAAATCAAGGAGGTTTTATGAGTAGTATTGATTTCTATTGTTGTGTTCTGTTTCTTTTTACAATGATCATAATGATAATAACAATATAACTAGGAGGTATAATGCAAGGCAAAGCAAAAGATGTAGTCCATAGCATTACAAAAAACATACTGAAGTTAATGAAAGAACAAGGTAGTCAATGGACTAAACCTTGGGCTAATAAACTATTTACTTCAGTAGATGGTTACAAATATACTGGCGGTAACATTATGCAGTTAGCATTTGAACCATATGACAGATATGTTTGGGGTACATACAAGCAATGGACTAAACATGGATGTCAAGTTAAGAAAGGAGAATCATCTACAAAGTTATTGTTCATAAAGAAATACATTAAAGAAGTAGAAAGAAAAGGAGAAACAAAAGAACAAATGTTTCAGTTGTTTAGAACCTTTGATGTATTCAATATAGAACAAGTAGAGGGTAATACAGAAAAGTTTGTTGGCTTTGATACATTCGAAAACAAAGTCAATGACAATAATACTGCTGATGTATTTATAAATAATACAAGAGCAATAATTTCTCGTAGTGGTAAAGCTTGTTATATACCAAGCATTGATGAGATTCGTATGCCAAGCAAAGAATCTTTTATCAATACACAACACAGTACCGCTACAGAAAACTACTATTGCACTATGTTTCATGAGCTGACCCATTGGACAGGTCATAAGGATAGATGCGATAGAAAACTATCAACGAAGTTTGGTTCAAGTGGATATGCATTCGAAGAATTAGTTGCAGAACTTGGATCATGTTTTATTGCTAGTCATCTAAACATAACTTCTTCTCCAAGAGAAGACCATGCTATGTATCTTAATAGCTGGATCAAATGTTTAGAAGAGAACGAAGATGCTATTTGGAAAGCATCAAGTCTTGCAAGTAAGTCATTAGACTTTTGTAAGAATTTACAATCAACAACAAATGTAATCAAGGAGGTTGCGTAATGAAAGTAAATAGTGATGACTTCAAGTTTATACTACAAACTTTAAATAGAATTGATAGTAAAGCTGATGTCGAATTTAGTGGTAATCATTGGGATGATGCTAAAGATAGAACCTATAGAAGTTTAGAATCTATCTCAATAGAATTTCCCAAAGAGAAAAACGATAATGCTAAACTCATTATCAAAATAAGTTAGGAGGAAACATGAACAAAGTAACAGGATGGGCAGTAATATGTACTATTACTAGACCCAATGGTACATGGTTTGATAAAACTATTACAGATTTACCAAAGTATGTAAGTGATCCAGTTGATGAATATCTAAATGCTTTAGAAAAAGATAATAGTATTCATTACCAAATGGAAGAACCATTAATATTAACAAAAGAAATGGAGGTTAAATGAAAATGTACAAAGAACCTGAGAAAGATGTGAAAGTAGTAACTGCTGATAAAGATGGTTATCATACATACTATCACAAAGACTTTCCATTAGTACAGATCAAAGTAAAAGAGCCACCTAATTTTGGTATAGTTTTTTATCTGTTAAAAAAACTTACAGAAATTAGAGCAGACCTTGATCCTAAACATCCATTCAATATAAACAAAGGAGGAAACAAATGAGTAACTTCAATCAAGTTGTTGGAGATTTTATTAAGCAACAAAGACTTAGTAAGAATCCAAGAATGACACAATCAATGTTAGCCAAATCATTAGGTGTAACATTTCAGCAAGTACAAAAGTATGAAACTGGTGCAAATGGAATGTCATTACAAAAGTTTTTATTAGCTATGAAATTTTTGCAATGCAATCTTAATCGTGTACCTTTTATATTAGATACATTGTCATATGATGTACCTATTACACAGGAGATAGATCATGCTGAACCAAAAGAACTTTAAGGATTTAGTTGGAGAGTTTAAAGCTTTCCATCAAAAAAATTCTGAAGTGTACGAGTTGTTTAAAACATTTACATTTAGAGCAATTAATGCAGGTCATAATAAATTGTCTAGTGAAATGATAATCAATCGTATTCGTTGGGAAACAAGTATAGAAACTACTGATGTAGATTATAAAATCAACAATGATTATAAACCATTTTATAGTCGTATGTTTATGAATGAATATCCACAATATAAAAACTTCTTTGCAACACGAGGAAGTTATGCTGATCAAATGGATTGGAATAATTATGTTGTATAATCAAATCATAAATCATCTAAAGTTACGCAGACAATATCTTAGGATAGATGCTACTGCACTTGCAGAAAAAGTTGGTGTTGCTGACTCTCTCATTAATAAGTGGGAGAGTCTAAAGCAAATACCAAATGCATCTAACTTTTTGAATTGGTGTAATGCATTAGATATGAATGTTGCATTACTAGAACACAAGTCAATGGTTGGGGAATACGAACCAAGTCCACAATGTATTGACTATATCATTAACAATCATGGAAGTGAGGTAGATATAAACTATGAAAAAGAAAAATTCACAGATCATTACAAAGCAAATGGAGATGTTAAAGCAGACTGGGATGCTTGTTTTAGAAACTGGATTAGAAGATCAATCCAATTTGCTAACACTAGAAGACAAACTAAAACATTCAACAGTCCATATGATTCCAATGTTGTTCAAGAAAGACGCAAAAGAATCAGTGATGTTGCGAGTATGGGAGATAAGGTATCTGATGGGCAAAGACAAAACATTCGTACCATCAAGTACGATAGATGATGATGCACCTAATATTATTAATCGCATGGCTAACTGTATTCAACCATGTACTAGAAAAGATATTGCAGTTGTATTAGAAACTATTGCTAGTACCTTTTCAATTAATATACCAAATGAAACAGGGTTAGAACAATACTTTAGAATACTTCAGAAGTACCCTGCATCCTTACTCAAAGATTGTATGGAAGATATATTAATTAAATATAAGTATGCAAGATTACCACTACCAGTAGAATTTACCGATAGACTAGATGCACCATACGAATACCATTTAGGATGGCTTAGAAAAATAACACATACATTTTATAAGCTTGAACAATGGAAACAAAAAGAGTATAACAAATAAACAAAAGGAGAATATAATGAAAACAAAAGAAGTTATCAAGACTCCAGTTGAAGATGTAAAGATCAATCGTAATCGTGGTCTTGGTGGTAGTGATGCCACAAGAATTATGCGAGGAGATTGGCATGATCTTTGGTTAGAAAAAACCAACAGAAAAGAACCTGATGATCTATCAAAAGTTCTTGCAGTTCAGCTAGGTATTCATACCGAACCAGTAAATAGAATGTTCCTAAACTACGCATCTGAATTAGACATAAACGAATTGTCTGTTCATCATGCTAATTTAAAAACAGAAAAAGAATTTATGTTTGCACACTATGATGATTATTCTAAGTCGGATAATGCTATAGTAGAATACAAACATACTAATTCTAATAACACTTTAGATAATTGTATCAGCACTTATATGCCACAGATACAACACTACCTTATGGTAAGTGAATGTAATCATGCTTGGCTATCAGTAATCTTTGGCAATCAAAGACATGAACATTGCAAGATTGATGCTGACAAAAATTATCAAAAGAAACTTTATGACATTGAGAAATCTTTTTGGTCCTATGTTAAAGACAACAAAGAACCCGAGAAGATAGACACTAAAGAGTTACCAAAACTTGCAGGTGCTATCAAGATCAATGACATGATATCACTAAATTTTGATGAGAATAAAGATAATCAATTCTTATCAAATGCTACAAGATGGGTTGAAACAAAGCAGATTGCAAATGAGAATACTGCATTGGGCAAAGTCTTGAAAGCAAAGATTCCTGATAACTGTAGGAAAGCAGTTGGAGGAGGAGTTGTAATCAGCAGAACAAAAGCTGGTTACTTAACCATCAAAGAAGAAACCAAAGGAGGTATGTAAGATGGCTAAACCACTAGACGAAAGAGTAAAACAAATCCTAAAGAAACTTGGCTTTGATCCTAAGCAATGCTTATGGGATTGTCATGGAACTTGGGTAATGTATCATAGATTTATTGAGATCGCTGGTGCAAAAAATAAAATACGATATGACCTAGAGGAGATAGAAACTAATTCAAGAGATGGAATAGTTTGTATTAAATGTAGAGCATCAATCGGAGTAAATGGGAGTGAGGAAAAAGTTATTACCTATGGAGAAGCAAGTCCTAAGAATAATAAAAATTCCTATCCTTATGCTATGGCTGAGAAAAGAGCAGTTGATAGAGCAATCTTAAAACTACTTGGTATGCATGGCTTTGTATATTCAGAAGATGAAATGGATTTATCTTCTAATACTAGACCAACAAATAATGTAGGTGCTAGTGATGATACAAAGTTAGAAACATTCCAAGGAGAGATTAACTCTAGCAAGAATCTTAAAGAGTTAAAAGCATATGGACAAATGTATAAAGTACATATGGGTAAAGCAAAGCAGACAAGTCCTGCTGTTTATCTACAAACAAAAACTTTATATGAAACAAGACTACATGAACTAACTAATGGAGGAGAGAAGAATGTACAATAGTATCACACTAATAGGAAATCTTGGTGCTGATCCTGATATTAAACAAACTTCTAAGGGGGGCAATTATGCTCTCCTTAGTATTGCGACACATAAGAAAATCAAAGGAGAGAAACTTACTGAGTGGCATAAGGTTGTTGTATGGGATGAGAAGATTGCAGAAGTACTACAGAAATATACTAAGAAAGGAAGCAAAGTATTATTGCAAGGAAGATTGACATATAAAACATGGGAGAAAGAGGGCATACAAATGAAACAAGCTGAAGTGCATCTTGATCGGTTTGAAAGTAAAATGGAAATGCTAGATTCTAAGAGCGAATCAAAATCATCTCAGAATGAGATGGATGATTTTGGTAGCGATAAGACCTATGAGAATGAAACAAACGAGGATGTACCTTTCTAATGGATAACGAATCAAACGATATAAGTAAATTAATGGAGCGGTTAGATAAGTGTACCGCTCTATTAAAAGATTACAAACGAGATAATCTTATACAAGCAAAAGAAATAGACAGATTGAATGAGTATGTACAGATACTAGAAATGGAACAAAAGAAATGACACGAACTCAATACACAATTTATAGTTTTATCAAACAGTATATTACTAAAGAAAAAATATCTCCTAGTTATGATGATATTTTACAAGGTACTAGGTACAAATCTAAATCGCAGATTTATAAAGTAGTAGATGCTTTGATTAAAAAAGAATACCTAAAAAAGATAGGTAAGTTTGGAGATGCTAGACGCATTATAATCAATAGAGATTACGAGAAAGGAGGTGTGAAAATTGCTAAAGCAAAACATTAATGGCGAAGCATATATGATGGCTGACAAAATTGCAAAGGAGAATCCTTATGCAGTAAGAGATCAGTTAGCTTTCTATATACAAAAGTCATGGGATGCTTTTCCAATTCTAAGATTGCAAAATATTCAAGAGATATTAAAGCAACCTGAAGAAATGGAGAATCCTTGTGAGTAAAAAATCTAAACAAAAAGGATATAGAACCGAATATAACTTGGTTAAATATTTTAACAAAAAAGGTTTGTCAGCAAAACGACAACCTCTTAGTGGGGCTTTGATTGACTTTCCTCACGATATACAAATTAAAAACCCTGATCTTATCATTGAAGTTAAAGCTAGAAAAAATGGTGCAGGATTTAAAACATTAAAAAATTGGATGGGTAGTGCTGATGCATTAGTAATGCATGAAGATAATGCAGACTCATTAGTGGCAGTAAAGCTTAGTTATTTTGTGGATTTACTTCTAAACCATAGCGAGTATAAATTACCATATGATTTGGAAGTTAAGGAAAAACTTAGAAACAAAGATAGCTAGGTACATTGCATTAACTATATCTGTACTAAGTGCTTTCTTGCTAACAACATTTAAGTTAGCTAGTTATCAAGTAATAGGATGGTGTCTTGCAGTGATTTCTTCTACCATGTGGGCATACTGGGGGTGGAACAGTACGAAGCAAGAGGGGTATGGTCGTTTCATAATGGAAATTCTTTATGTACTATTAGGTATGTGGGGAGTATATAATTGGTATGGCTAGAAAATTTAAAGATCATCTTGAACATGAACCTATCTTTCATAAAACTTCAATAGGTAGAAATCCAAGTAAATGTAAAATGAATAAATCTAAACGCAGATCATGGAAAAAATATCGTGGACAAGGGCGTTAGATATTCTCAGATTTAAGACCTCTACACTCAAACTTAATAACTAATTTATTTTTATTAATACTTTCTATATCATACTCTTCTAGTGTAGGTAGTGTTCTAAAAGTTTGTTGAGCAATAGCATATCCGCTATTAACACAATCATAATAAGTATCAAATTGATAACCTGATATAGAATTTGATGGGCATTTTCCTGTATTGATACTACACATATACAATATCAGGATATATTTCATAGGAACAAACCTAGAATTAACGCTAGGAAGACGATACAAAGCCATACAGAGGGCTTTAAATTTTTCCAACACAATGTACATTTAAAGTTATGATTGTGAATCCAAGCCCCTTTAAATGCGTTCTTGATGTGTCTTTTCATGTTATCTAATATCATATTAATCTTGTCCATAATTTGTACCTATATTATTATTTCCTTTTAATCAAGTCTGTAGCTTTAAGACCATAAACACTAGCTATAACACCCACAAAAATTGATTGATACCAAAATGGCATATCAGAAAAGTATTCGAAAAATAATTTCATCTTCTCCATGTGAGTTGGATCATCTGACCATACAGAAAATCCTAACATTAAAATTGGCAAACTTAATAAAACCAAAATAAATTCGTCTTTCCAGTCTGCTTGTCTTGCTTCTAATAATTTGCCTGAGTATTCTAATTGACCTGAACTCATTTTTTCTGCGTGTTTCATTTGAGCATCAGACATTAGCATTTTAGTTTTTTGTCTATTTTTATAGATATGAGTACCAGCATTTAAAGCTAACTTGATTGCACTAAACCACATTTAATAACTCTCTTTCATTATTTTAGCTAAGGATTCACATCTCTTAGGTGTTTGTTTATACCAGTTTGAATCTAACATTTCAAGTGAGGCAGTATTATAGTCATCTTTTTTAAGAGCATCCCACATTTTTGTAAAACGAGAAACTTTAAATCCTAATTGAAAACACATTTCAGTTATTACTTCTTTAGCAGATTGTTTTAATGGAATATCTCCTATTAATTTTAAAGCTAAACCATTAGCATTAGCGAAGTCTTCATTAAATATACCACTTAAAAATTCTTCAGAATATTTTTTACCATCTTCCCAATGATCTTCAACGCATAGGTGTCCATATCCTACTGTTCTTTTTCCAAGAGAATCTTTATATACTTCATTTACAAATCCCTCATGTTTTTTTATTCTTTCTTTTAAAGCATCAGACATATTGTTACTCCTTTATTATTTTGTTTATGTGTAATTTACCTAACGAATCAATTTCTATTTCTGCTTTTACTTCTTTACACAACCATTTAATTCTATCAGGATTTGTATTTCTTACTGCCTCACGCTTTAGTTTAAGGCATTTAGATAATCCATCAGTTATCATAAACTCCATTGGATTTTCTAAATCTGCTGGTGTGAACATCAATAGAGCAAATACTATTGCTACTTTCATTTCTTTTTCTTTTTCTTTTTTTTAAGTTCTTGACCTACATCAAATGTCAATACATCTTCTATCTTTTGTACTTGATTATCTATAAATTCAAAAAATTTAATTAAAAATTTATCTATCATTAGTGTGTTCCATTACCATTATTTCTTATTTTATCTTTCATCTCTTCTATCACAACTTGCATTTTTTCGATATCTTTCATTGCTCGATTTAGGTTCACATTATTGTTCCTATTTTCAGCAAGTTCTTCTTGTATTCCCTCTACTTGTTTAGCTAAATGTTCAAGTAACATATATTGTTCTTGATCTGTAGGTAATTGTGTAGATTTTTTTAATAGGTCAGCATCATATAATTCTCTTGAAGTTTCGAGAGATGTAAGTCTTCCAGTAATTTCGCTGTACATAAACACAACACTAGCTACTATCATTACCAAACCTATAAGATTGGCAATAGGCATACTCAATTTTGTTTTATCTGATATTGCTATTGGTTGTTCTTTCATTAGTGTACTGTTGGAGTATCTTCCCATGGAAATAAAGTAACTAAATTATTCCATGTATTAATATAATTTTCTGCTTCATTAGGAGTTTGAAAACCAGTACATACTACAGTTACTTCATAGTAACCATTATCTAATTCTTGTATCTTAAATGTAAATGGTAATGCATAATCACTCATAGATAATCTTTTGTTATTTTTAATGTTGTTAGTATTCCACCTACTACAGCACCTAGCCAAAAAATAACTTTAAGTCCACCTTTACCCATAGCTACTTGTTCTTTAAGGGCTATTATATCTTTATGATTTGTTTCTACATCTTTATGTAGATGATCTATTTTTTGTGAAATAAGTTTTAGTGTTATGCTTTCGACAGTAGTTCTTTTTTTTGTAACTCTTGCCATAACATAATATTAGTATTGTAAACTAACTCCTCTTATCCTTGCTTCTTTAGAACCACTAGATTGATTAGCAAAAGATATTTTATATTTTAATTGTGTTCCTGCTGTAACAGACAAGTCATTTACTTTAGCCATTTTAATTCCAGAAGAAAAGTCTGGCATAGCTGTCATTGTAGCTGTTGCATAATTTGATCCGCCATCTGCTGAAAGTTTTAAAACAAAATCAGTATTTAATGCGTTAGTACCTGCAAAGTCTTGATAAGTTATTATAGCACCCATCTTGTTAGTTGATGATGGAGCTGTGATTGTGTTGCTTTCAAATGAACCAGTTGCATTTGTAGTTAAAGTTCCATAAGTTCCAAGATTAGAATTTCCTGCACTAGCATATGTACCAGAAACACTATCTGCACCATTTGTGTCGTGTCCAAAAGTCATCATAAATCTACCTGTGCTTGGAACATTTGTAAATTGTGTTTTACCTCTATCTACAAAACTACTAAAATCAGCTGATGAAGAAAATGCAATATCTATTGTGTTTGCTGACCTATCGTATATGGCTCTCACTCCCCAGAAATTATTATTTTGTGCATAGCCTCTTCCGTTAATAGTTGTGTCGCTCCCACAATTCACAGTTTGTGCAGAACCACTACTTCCATTATTGTAATTATCTGTAATTCCTGAAACTCCTAGTGTAGAGTAATAAGACGAAGTTAGCCAATGAGAGCAATTAGCAGGTGATAAATTTGGGTGTGGATAATTGGTACTTGTTTTATCTTGAAAAATTGTAGGATTTGCTCCTGCTGATACTGATGTGTCTGTTGTGATTAGAGCAGTATAAATTCCATAGGCTTTATAAAGTTGTCCACCACTACTATTTGTATAAAATCCTTTTACTAAAAAATCTTCTGATAAATCAAATAAAACATCAAAATAACCACCGATATAACTTGCACTTGATGTAAGTTCGTCATTCGCAACACTACCAGTCCAACCACCATTTGCTATGGTCATTCCACTATGATATGCACCCATAGGTAATCCATATTGAATTTGATTTGATACAGACGATAAAAATTCATTACTATCTCTTACAGTATTAGTTAAATTTGTAATTCCTGTACTATCTTGAAACACATCAACATACATTGAGTTAGTATTGTAAGCACCTTTGTTTTCGTTAGATGCTTGTCTAATAGCTAGAGTAGAAATATCATTAACAATTTTATTATCATCAAAAGATGTTGCGTGTTGTGATACTGCACTAGCAGGTATTCTTGCGTCTGCTATAGAACCTGTTAATTTAGTTGCTGATAAGTCTGCTATTCTTGCATCTGCAAATTGACCAGAAGTTATTTTACTTGCAGGAATATTTGGAATATCATCTGCTGTAAAACCACCTGTAATTATATTAGCTAAATCCCTTGCTTTTGTCATATTGCATAACCATCCATTTACAATACTATTGTGTTAGCTTCATCTTCAGTTAATGCTTCGCCAGATATTAGTTTAGCTTTAGCACTAGCTTTTAAAGTATCGTTAGCTTCTTTATCTGCTTGTTCTTGTTCTTTTTTAGCTTTTATTTCAGCTTTATCTTGTGCAATTTGATTTTCTCTTTCAGCAATTTCTTCTGCTGTCATTTCAATATCATTGCCATTTAAGTGTTTTTTCATATTTTTTCTCCTTATGCTTTCATTCCATAAATTGTGTAAGTTCCATAAAAGTAACCACCTACAGGATAAAACCTTAATCCAGTTCTATTTGTGTTAGCATTACCATCATTACTTCTTGAAATTCCCCAAGCTGTAGTTCCTGTCAATCTTACACTGCCATCTTGATTAGGTGTTGCAATTTTTGAAGTTATACTCAAAGTTTTTTGTTGAACACCTGCATTAACATGACCTACAGTTACTTCAAAATTAATGTAGTTAGCACCATTATTATCTCCTCTTATTTGGTCTCTTGTAATCTGTATCATATTGTCTGCATCTCCTGAAGAACCTGATATTGATGTACTTGAAGAATTAGTTTGTTGTACACACCAAGAATAATCTCCACTTGTATTTTGAGTTCCACTATTTAACATTCTAATTCTTAAATCTGAACTTTCAGTTTGTCTGTAATTATCAAAAACTACTCTATGAAGTTTATAAGTTCCTGCTGTTCCCCATACTGAAGTACCATCTAAATCTAGATATGTAACATTTGAAAAATTACCTTGTGATATTTTTACAAAGTCAGATGATAAATTTCCATATTCAGGTGCAGTTGCACCAGAGTTCATTTTAAGAACTTGACCAGCTGTACCTTTTGGCACTCTCGCTATTGCAGATCCACTATTATAATAGAGATCGCCTTGAGCTGTAT